AGCCCCAATACTCCCCACCACGGTGCCGTCTTTGCGGAACTTTGCAATGTCGCCGTCCGTAGATTGCCTATTTAACTCTAATGGGTTGCTACCTGATCGTGTCGCCGCAATGAAGCCACCATATGAACCTGCCGACAAAGCAATACCCTCGCCAGAAGATTGATCCACATTAGCTATATTGCTTGTAGTCCCCACCAACAGATTACCGTTAAAATCTAATGTCATATGAGGGCTGTCAGTCTCATAATTAACTTTTCCAGCGGCAAAATGAATATCTACTGCACCAGTAGTTCCCGCTGATTTTGCCCACATACCTGCAAAATGGTCTTCAGTGGCGTTGTTGTCATCGTTAGCGAATAAGAAAGCACCAACACGATCACCTAGTTGTATTGCATTGTCGGGGTTATAGGCAATAAACTCTGAGCCTGTGCCTTGTAAAACAAGCTGTCTATTACCCTGAACACCTGTTGGTATTATAGAACCGCCAATAATAACCTGACCGCTGTTGTCGAACGGAAAGCTAGTGCGCCGCCAGTAAGTTGAAACCGCCAATCGTTAGTTGCATCACGCTCAAGACGGAATACATCTGCAGTACCTTTTACAACGTGCAAACCGCTTTGAGGCGAACTCGTCCCAATCCCGACACGATTATTTGTGCTATCTACGACAAAAGTACTACCATCTACAGAGAAGTCGCCAGTGAAGTCTTGATCAGCTACTTGAAAGATTTCATAAGCTACAGTCTCTAGGATGTCACCTGCTGCTGCACCAGTGGCTAAAACAATGTCACTACCATTCGTAGCTGTATAGTCTGCAGGTGCTAGTTTAACACCATTAAGAAATACGTCTACATACCCAGGTGAGTAACCTGCAGTATTAAACGTGGTTTGTGATGCAGTAGCCGTAAAGGACTCCCGTGTCTGGGTAGCCTGTGGTACTGGTGCTGTGCCGATATATCCTGACATACTTTGTCCTTACTCTAACGAATTACCAAGGCACTCCATCGCCTGTAGTCGGTGTCTTTTGTGCAGTGATCTCGTCACTGATAGCAGTTTCAATAGCAGATTGATCAAGTGCAGCTTGCGCCCAACCGATAGCTTGTGCTTCTGTAACGTTGTCGTAAGCAGTGAAACCTACATCTGATGCATCGTATTCGTGTGACGTAGTGCCATACTGTGACGCAGAGTAATCTCCGTCTACGCCTGTGCAACGCCAGTGAATGACAGTGATACCACCGTCTGATAGATTGCGTTCAGTGTTTGCTACTGACCATGTGTAAGTAATTGCCATTTGTTTACGCCTCCAATGCGTCTAGTCGTGTCTCAATAGATGCCAAACGTTGCTCTGTTGCTGCTGCTACGAATGACAATAGCTGTGGGTAACGGATACCTTTGCGGTTCTTTGTGATTGCACCAGCAGTGTCTGCATCAACTTCATTGCCATCTGCATCTACATACCAAGTTGTGCTGATGAAGAACGCATAGTCACCTGCATTTAGACCAGCATCAGTCATTGTAGTTTCTACTTGCTGTGCAATCACACCTGTATGTGTTCGTGCTGCATCACCTTTTTCGGTTACTGCATCGTTCCACTTAAAGGTTTTGAATAGCTTGCTGATTGCTTTAGCTGCGGTGATCTCTGCATCTGTTAGTGATGCGATCTGTTGCTTTTCGTTTTCGTCAGATGTTTGGATTGTGCCGTTGGTGGCGTAGATGTCATCGAAACGAGTTGAACTAACACCGAGATCAATTAAGTTATCAGATGTGGACCCGTTTAAAATCGGCAATATTCTTAGGGAAGTTGCATATGAAGTCGTTAGACTTCCAGCATTGCGGCTCCCAATACTCCCCACCGTGGAGCCGTCTTTGCGGAACACTGCAATGTCGCCGTCTGAGGTTTTACGATTAAATATTGCAGAATAATTGCTTGTGCGTGTCGCAGTAATAAGCCCACTATTCCCAGCTGTAACGCCGTTATTTGCGGAGCTGTTTGTGGTAGTCCCCACCAACAGATTACCGCTGCTGTCGATACGCATGCGTTCTGTGTTGCTTGTCCCAAAGTATAACGCTGTGCTTTCCTTGTTATACACAAAAGCGTTTTCACTACTATCTAAACCAACGTGCAAACCGTCATTTGACCCAGAACCTGTTGTGTCATTGGTAAAGGCCATAAGCATTTGACCTGATGCATTACCTTTGTCTGAAGACAAAATCATACGACCATCTGTGTATACAATTTCTCCGTAGTTAGTTGTACCAGCGGTGTCCTCAAGCCTAATATCTACTTGAGAAGAAGCAATGTGCAGCTCTTTCTGAGGCGAACTCGTCCCAATCCCCAACCGCTCCGCACTCGCATCCCAGAAGAACTTGGCGTTGTTGCTGTCATCGTAGAAGCTGATGTCGCCGTCTGGGTTAATCCGTAGACGTTCTTGGTTGTTTGTCTTCAGTGACACATTACCAGCAGGGTTCGTGGCTGCTACACCAATCTCCACACCTCCAGAACTTAGGTTCAGGAAGCGCATATGGCCTTGGTTGTCGCTGTCAGCGTCAAGGAAGTCGATCAGACCTTTGACTGAGCCAGAGCCAGACAATAGTTGAACTTCACCGCCGCCCTCGTTCTGCGTAAGAACCACGCCAGAGTTACGGACGTCACCAGTTACCTGAATACCTGTGGAGGTGGTTTCAAACTTTTTTGCGTTGTTGTGAAAAAGCTGAACTTCTCCGTCTGACCTAAAATAACCCATAAATTCTGATCCAGAACTTCCCAGAATAGAAAGTGCTGTACCGTTTGTTTGGATATTAATGTCACCCGTACCAGCTTCAGAAATTACGCTATTAGCCCCATCATGGTAAATCTGTAGGTCAGACCCTGCGCCGAAGATGGCTTTGTCGTTGTCGCCTAGAGTGATGTTACCATCAACATTCATATTGCCATCAATGTCAGCCCCACTTGTACTGGACAAGAAGGCTGCTTTATTACCAATATAACCTGCCATTATGTCTGCTCCAATACACTCAAGATAACATCTGCAGAGGATGCTGTATCACTGGTAACAACCACTGTGTCTGTTGCTTCTAAGATAATCTTACCGTCTAGCACAGATAAACCTGATCCTGCTGGGATAGGTGCTCCTTTTACAACATATGCTCCTGCACATTGTACATCAATTTTAATTTGAGATGCTGTAGTATTTGCTACATTCAAACCAATAGTAACTGATGTTGTTGATGCTGGGGTTGTGTATACAGTTGTAGCTGAAGTACTTACACTTGTACTTGTGTAATTTTTAAATGTATTTGCCATGAGTTTATCCTAATGCGATTGCTAGTGCCAGTGCTGTACCTGCTTGGTCTACATCGAGGTTAGTCCTAGCTGCCGCTGCAGTAGAAGCACCTGTACCACCATCAGCTACAGCAAGATCGCCAGATGATGTAACTGTTGATAAGTCTACAGTTGGAGACGTAATAGTTGGTGTATTGATTGTTGGCGAAGTTAAGGTTTTGTTTGTAAGAGTTTCTGTACCAGCAATAGTAGTAAAGTCACCACCTGTTAATGCTGCATTAAACTCTGTTACTGTACCTGTAAGTGTACCTTCTGACAAATCTAGTGTTAGTGTGTTGTTAGCACTATCAACAGTTTTATTAGTTAGTGTATCTGTTGTTGCTTTACCAACAAGTGTATCAGTACTTGTAGGTAGTGTCAAGATACCAGTATTACTAATTGAAGAAATTACTGGTGTAGTAAGTGTCTTATTAGTAAGTGTCTGTGTTCCAGTAAGTGTAGCAACTGTAGAGTCAATGTCTACTGTTACAGTATTACCTGAACCTGTAGTTGTAAGACCTGTACCACCTGCAATAGTGAGTGTCTCACTGTCTAGGTCAATGCTTAGAGCACCACCTGAGTCAGCTTGGAAGTCTAAGTCTTGTGCTGTAACTTGTGAATCTACATATGCTTTGATAGCTTTAGCTGATGCTAGAGTATCATCAGAAGCACTTACAGATGTAAGATCAGTATCGACACTAGTTATACCAGCAGACGTACCAATTGTCAAGTTATCAATGTACGCAGTACCATCAATATATAAGTTTTGCCACTCAGAACCTACAGCACCTAAGCTGTATGTATCGTCTGCACTTGGGATCAAGTTTGAAGCAACGTCTGCGGTAACTGTTACTGTGTCTGTAGCTGCATTACCTAGTGTAGTGTTACCATTAACTGTAAGGTTGCCAGTGTTAGTTTGATTACCAGTTACACCTAGTGTACCGCCGACAGTAGCATTACCAGTTACACTCAGAGTAGATGATGCTGTAATTGTTGTAAAAGCGCCAGAGGAAGCTGTAGTAGCACCAATGGTAGTACCGTCAATAGTACCTGCATTGATGTCTGCAGTGTCAGCTACAAGGCTGTCAATGTTAGCTGTACCATCTAGGTATAGGTTACGCCACTCTTTTACAGCACTACCTAGATCATAAGCATCATCTGTATTAGGGATAAGGTTAGAGTCAACGTCAGCATTAACAGTAACACTATCTGTGTCTGCATCACCAATAGTAATATTACCACCAAGGTTGATGTTACCGTCTACAGTTAGATCACCAGCAAAGTATCCGTTTTTAAATTTAATAGAGCTAGTACCAAGGTCAATGTCATTGTTGGTTACAGGAACAATAACACCATCTTGGAATCGTAGTTGCTCTACAGTTGCACCAGATACATCCATGTAGACACCAATACGGTTATTAGTGTCGTCTACTTGGATTTTGTTCAGTGGTGTTACAACTCCTGGATCACCAATAAGTCCGATAACTGGACCTTCTGCTGCAGTACCATCGTGTGCGTGTCCTGCAGCATTATTAAAAGCAGCAAGAAGTTGATCAAACTCGTCATTAGAGTCTGCTGCCTGAATAATATCACCATCGGTGTATGTACTTTGGCGTGTATAACCTGCCATATTTTATCTCCTAGCTGCCGCTGTAAATTCTAACTGAAAACCTTTTAGAGAGTAAGGTGTAGACACTCCATTATCTACAACACGTAAGGCTACAGCAAAACCTGAACCTTCTACTGGTTGTCTTACAAGAGGGTTTGTTTGACCACCGTAAGTAACTGTGCCATAAGAACCAGTACCGTAAATAGCTACAACTTTAGTGGAATCAAAAGGGTATGCTGCTGGTCTAGGTGCATTAGGGTCTTCATAGTCGTACCTGAGGAACAGATCAGAGTTAATATTCCCCTCTGGGGAATAGTTAATGATTACACGTTGAAATGCTTTACGAATACCTGCATCACCTGCAACAATATCTGGGCTACGATAACGACCAATAATAGTTTGACCGTCGAATGTACTGCCTTGTTCTTGTCGGTATACGTACCCATCAAATCCACCATGTAAAATATAAGTTTCACCAGAGTAAATTATCGTATCAGTACAAGCTGGTTGAATACCTTTTAATTCACCAAATTCGTACCTGTCGCCTTTACGTACACAAATTACACCCTTTGTTTGTGCTCTTGTTAAATTACTAGTGTCGTTAAAAAATATTCTATATTGGGTTTTATCTGGTATAACTATAGACTCAAACTCTGAAACTCTTGATAACTTGTCAAACAACTCTTGCACAGGAAGACTTATTGTACCTAGCTCAACGTCTCCGATACGTTCTGTAGCAGCAACACTACGCAATCCATCAGGACCAAGGAAAAGAATGTCACCTGCAAATTCTTGTACGGTTGAACCGTTTTTACAACCAATCTCCCTAGTAACAGGTGTCATCACAAAATCTGCAACGGTGTTACCAGACAGTTTATAAATACGTTCTTCTGCAAAGATAAACAGTTCTTCACGAAAAACAATTAGTGCAGTAATTTTACTGTCTACTGCAATCGAACCAGCACCATTAGCTGCAGAAAAATCATCTAAGCTGTATGGAGCAGTAAAGACTAACTCTTGTGGATTTGATGACATTCCAGCAAAGAATGCATGGTTCTTAAATCCGATAACATACTTAGGGTCTGCAGGAGCATTAGTAGTATTAATGTCTGTTACTGTAGAACCATTGTAGTATGATGCTTGGTTTTCACCATCGGTATAGATAATGTATTCTGTACCACCGTTATTAAATCTGTGGAACGTATACTTTTTAGCATCTGTTCTACCAGAATCAATCTCATGCCAAAACTGTTCTACTGTTGTATCATCTGCATGAGAATCTGCTGTAGTAGAGTTAGCACCACGAGTACAACCTGTAAATGTGGTAGTTGTTGTACCAGTGTAAGTAATTTGTTCAGTACCAATAATTAGTGTACCAGTATCACTAAATCCAGAAGTACTGTCTACTGTAATAGTAGTATCCGTACTATTAAGAGAACCGTTTAAAGTGCTAGTAGCCTCAGTAGACCTATATACAGACTCACCTCTGGCAGCAATAACCTCTCCAGCATAATATGCTGTCATTAAAACAGCTTCAGTATCAACACTAGTGTACGGCACTGCATTATTGTTAAATTTAGTGTAGCCGTTGATACGCCTATAACCGCCTTTAGGGTCAGGTTCAAAGTTTTCTAATTCTACGGCTAAACCAGGTTCCATAGCAAAAGTAGATTGGTTAATAACCAAGCCACCTTGCAGAGGAAAGATAAAAGGATTTAGACCAGATTCGTCTGCCATAGTTTACCCTACAAAAGTTCCTAAAGGACTTCTTTGAATAACCGTTGAACGGATATAGTTGGTTCTGTTTGCTAGTAGGCTTTGCATACTTTTAATACCATCTTCAAACCTAGCAAAGTTCAACTGATATTGGCCACCTTCTCCACGGTATTGATAACCAAAGGCGGTAGCACCATCTACAATAACTTGTCTGTACTGCTCTGGAATAGTTGGTACATCATTAGCATTAACTAGTGTAGTGGTGTAAGTATAGTATTCATACTTCAAAGAATATGCTTTGTCTGGATAAGGGTACAACCCAAAGTTATTGTCAGGTGTTCTAAAGATGTGTGTGGGTACACCACCTGCATTTATGGTATCTTCTTGATCAATGTTATTATCTAAATAATCTTTGTAATCAAGAATCTTTAAGCTTTGACCATCAGTACCCAAAGACTCATCTTTTACAATACGAAAAGTATCGTAGTCCACATGCTTTGCTGTAGAAGGTTTTGTGTACCTAGTCGTACCAGCTACAAGTGTTTCTGTGTGAGTGTTGTGGTTATAGGGCCAACTATATTCTTTAGTGTTGATGTAGTTGATAGCATCATTGACTGCATTCTTACACTGGGTTTGAAAGCCACGAGCTGTAAGAAATGTACCAGAAGTTAGAGGCACTTCGTTAAAACGAGCCAGCACTTCGTTGGTAATTTCTAGGTAGTTGTATGCCATGTTTACATCCTACGAGGTTCTATTTGTGTCTTACGATGAGCAGCCTTAACTTCCTCGAAAGTTTTTACAACGTGACACTCTATGTGAGTATACCCGTTTTCTACTGCATACTTGTATCTGTTATTACCTATGAGACAACGATATCTTTGTGTAATCTCTTCTGGTACTTCTCTACGTTCAAACTGTCTTATGTCGGTTTGTTTAAAGTCTTTGTCTGTACAAACTAGTATGGGGTTAAGCATACCCTTAGACTCTAGAGACTTTTTTAACGTAGTATCAAAAGCTTTATCCTGCAGATTGTCATTGACAGAGTTGATATTATCTAGTGGTAAGATAATTGTTTTAAGATGTTTTTGGTAGCACTTTAAAACTTGTGTCAATTCTAGTAATCTCTATGTCGTATACGTCAAAATACTTCTTAAAAATATCTACCCACCATTCACCATCTCTTACAATCTTGTGGGCATTAGTGCCATCAGTAAGTATTGTGATAGCTGACTTAGTAGATATATTAAAAAAGCCACCCTTTTTAGCCAAAGACTTTAGGTGTTTCATTACAGACTCTAAGTATTCTTCTTCGACATGTTCCATCACATCACAGCATACTATGTAGTCTGCAGGGGCTGGCATCTTGTCTTTACCTCTAATACCTGGATCATATTCTGTCACAGTATAGTGAGGTTTATTCTTATCCATATAAACTTTAAACTTACCATTTGCACAACCATAGTCTAGGATAGTCTTGACACCTAACTTAGACATCTCTTGTTCGTATCTTGGTAGTTTATCTATGCTGTGTCCACCACCCCAAGCATTCTCTGTAGCTTTGTGTGTATCAACTAGTGTCTGTTTATATGTAGATGAAAGTAATGCCATGAGAGTAAGAGGGCTACCGAAGCAGCCCCCTCCTTTGTTTTATTATGCCAAGTTGTACTTAGCTGTAACCAACGCTTCTGGACGTAGGATTTTGCGACCGTATAGGTGCATACCACGAACGATGTCGGCAAATGAATCTGGGTCACGGTATGACTCAGTTTTGTTGATTTGCTCCGCAGTTGCGACAGCAGAATCGTGACCAGCTACGATAGCACCGTAGTTAGTGTTTTGGTTTGCAGTACCTGTTGTACCTGGACCTGTACCTACTGATGGTAGGTTGTTAGATACATACACACGGAAGCCGTTCCAGTTTGGAATTACTAGACCGTTGCGTAGAGCACCTGCGTCACCGAAGTCAGCATTCAAGAACTTGGAATCTTCGTCCATTAGGACTTCCATCATCACTGGATCAATTACAAGCCAACGACCTTGCTTGTCAACGTTCTGTTGGTCAAGTAGACGGCCCATACGAGCAACGATCATAGTTGGTGATACTGTTGCTGTTGGTAGAGCTGTTGCACCTGGCAAACGAGCTGCGACTGGGATTGAGTGGTTGCCAGCAGCAGATGTAGTAATGTTGCCAAAGTCACCTTTGTCTAGCTTGTTTGCTGCAAGCAATTCGTCTGAACCAGCAGATGCGTTTGCTTTAGTACCGTTCACAGTTGTGTTTACTGTGTCAGCATTACCGTGTAGTGCAGACTGCTTATAACCTGCTAGGTAGCCTAGAACTTCTTGGTCATGCTGGTCAGCCAAGCGGTATGCCGCACGGTTGGTCGCAAGGTCCATGAAGTTTACGTGGCTGTGCGCCTCTTCGATATCGTCCATTTTGAAGGCGAAGTAGTTTGCCTTATCGACGACTAGAGAGAAGTCTGCGTCTGTCAAATCTTGCGCAGCAATAGTTGTACCACGTGCGTAAGCTGAGACTGAAACTTCAGGTTCTTTGATGATTTTAACTGTATCGCCTTGGTTTGCGATCTCACCAAAATAATCAGAGTTAGTGATATCACCAACAACTGTTGACTTGCGGAATGCAAGCTGTACTTTTTTAGAGTAGATTACGGGCGAGAAGTTGCCGTTTGGCAGGTTGCCGTAACCTGATACTGTTGAAAATGCCATTGTCTTTTCTCCTAGAGTGTTTGGCTTTTAGATAAGATTATAAAAACTAAACAACAGGACAAAGAGGCTGAATGCTTTCTAGGGTGCGTTAGGCTGACAGTTGGCCGACCGTCAACCTTACGGGCCTGTACTTATTCAGGTGTTCTTGGTTGTGTTAAGTTTGAGGATTGTGAGTATAAGAGAGGTAGTCTCAATAGAGAGGCTCTTAGATACTCATAGTTATACACTTAGGTTTTGTATTGTCAACACCTATCGTGCATTACCAGTCATGTCGTAGATGAATTTGCCGTTGCGCATGGCTTTATTAATTTCATCCTGACGTTCTTCAAATTCTCTAGCAGACATTTTGGCTACATCAGACTCACGAATTTGTCCTGATGCATCCTCTGCGTCTACTTTAGCTTTTGAACCTTTGCTTACCAAAGATGCAGCAGCTTTTTTGTCTGCTTTCTTTGCAGTCTTTGTAAGACCTTTATCGACCTTATATAGATCAATAACTCTAATGACAGAAGCTGGGTCATCTGCATTCTCATAGATTGCATCTTGTACCCACTTAGGTTGTGCTTCTGCCCAATCATGGAACTCGTCAGACTCACGTAGTTTTACAAAGTCTGGGTGTGATTCAATGATAGTTGCTTCTGCTGATTTACGAGTAGCCTCATACTGAATCTTGTCCAGTTCAGCTAAACGTGTTTCAGCTTTTTGATACATCTCCTGAGCTTTCTTAGCAGCAATCGTTTCTACGATACCAGCTACGTCAGGATATTGTTTTGCCCATTCCTCGATGTCCTCATCGGACTTAGGCATGATAACTGACTCACCCTTCATACGGGCTTCCAGTGCATCAAACTTTTCTTTCCACTCTGACTCTTTTTGAGACATGTGACGACGAAGATCACCGTAACGTTTCTTAAAAGATTTCTCCTCACGACTTAGGTTAGAGTCATCTTCTTGTGTTTCAACTTCAGTGTTGGCTTCTTCTTGTTGGGTATCACCCTCGGCCTGTACTTCGGTTGCCTCAAGTCCTTCGCCATCGGATTCTTCTTCGATGGGTTCACCTCTAGCCTCCGCTTCTAGTCGAGCAATCTCTTTCTCTTCATCTTCTAGCCGCTTACGTTTACGGGCATAGTTTGATCCACGGTCTACAAAACCAGCTACTTTTGGTTTTTCTACTGCAGTTAATTCAGGCATATTATTTTCCTTATGTTGGGGCCAGCACTATTGCTGGGTAGCCTTATTGTTATATGGATGCCTAAGAATTACTTACCCTTAGACATTAACCCACCTCTTGCACGTCCACCTACTCTGGTGGTTTTAGCTACTTCTTTTACTTTATCTGGGTCGTAAGTTACAACAGTTCTTTCTTTACCTGTAGAGTCTGTAATTTTAGCCGTACCAGTTGCTGCTGTTTTAAAGTCTTCAAATGGATTACGATCATCAGTTGAAGAGTGGCGTCCGCCAGTATCAATACCTGCAGCTTCAGCTTGTTGCCTACTCATAGCTTGAACTCTCTCACGTTCTGCTTGATCTTGCTTCAAGTCTTTTACTGTGTACTGACGTTCTCTTGAGAAGCCTTTTTTATTTTTATAATCTTCTGCAGATTCAAAGTCACCAAACTGTTTTACATAAGCATCAGCTTTTTTACGCCCTGTAGCAACGAGATCATCTAGCATACCTACAATACCTGAAGAGCTTTTAATACGTTTTTCTGCCATACCGTTCAAGTCTTTGGCGAGATCAGTGTCCCCACGTGCATCTGCAATAATAGCTGCAGCTCGTAGGTCTGAAATATCTTTAAGCGCATCTCCCGCTGTAACTCCACCTGCGAGTAGTGCTGCAGGTCCACCAGCTAAGATGCCAGCACCTTTAACAAACTTTTCACCCTTCATAGGTTCTGAAAGACCTTTACCCCACTCTCTAACAGAGTCTGGGTCCATAAAGTCTAATTCTTTACCCCAGTCAGTAAAAGCTGGTTTACCATCACCAGTGGGTGTAGGAGTTGAAGGGCCATCATCATCATTATCTGTAGGTTGTACTTCCGCTGGTTTAGGCACACATGAGTTTGTTTCTGGGTCAAACATCATACCAATAGAGTTACAGTATTCTGTAGAAGGTGTGGGTGTTGTTGGTGTTGGTTGTGGTAAAGCACCGTCTTCAGCATAAGTATAACTTGCACCAGGGACTGAGTAAAGTGGATTTACTACAGTTGGAGAAGTAATATAGTTATACTGTTGAGCCTCTGTCATACCCTCAAAGTTTGGATTTGGTAGACCACCTATAGCCATAGCTTGTCGTGCTTCTTGCGGTGGGTTAGCTTGATCCATTTGTTGTGGAGGCATCTGTGGTTCAGTACGATTGATCTGAATACCACGAGCAGATAGCTGTTCCATAATCTCTGGATTCTGTCTAGCTGCTGCCATTACTTTATTGATAACCATATCAATTTGAGTAGGGTCAGAGTATAGTGATTGGGTCATACCACCTTCAGCAAAACCTACAACCATACCACCTTGGTTTAGTCTTTGGTTTACCATAGGGTCATTCTTGGCAGCATACTCTAGCTTATCTATTAGGCCACCATTAGCTGCACCTGTAGTAAGCATTTGGTCTAAAGCAGCTAAATCTTCTTCTGTAACCCCTTGGTCCATAACAGGCTCACCACCTATTCTACCATCAGCTTCCATCTCAGTCAAGCCTGATTTTGCTTGATTACGTAAATCTTCAAAGAATTTTACACCGTAGTATCTTACGACATCAGCAGGAACTACGTACTCACCCTCAGATAGTTGTGCAGGAATGTCGTCCCGTACTTCTTTTGCAAGAGAGCCAGATGGAACTTCGTTGCCAGACACAGGGTCCATGTTCATACCATCATCTTTTAGACCACCCCGGGCAAATAATTCCATTTGTCTGTTCATGTCACCTACTGCGCCTCCTTCGGCAAATCCAAATTTCTTTCTTAGTTTCTCAACAAAACTTTGTTTAGGGTCAGGTTCTGGGTCTAACTTAGTTTCAGGCTCACCTTTTAAACCGAATATTTTACCCTCGGCAAAAATATCTTCACCTGCTTTTGCTCTTCTAAGCTCAGGATCGCCCCATTGTTCTTCTGGTACTACGTCTTCTGTACTAAAAACATTCTCAGGAGTTCTTTCTGAAGCAGACATATCCATACGTGCTTGAACATTTCTAGCCTCTGCCTCACCCCTTTTTGCACGATATATAACTTTATTTGTAGGGTAGTCGTCAACTTTAAGTGGCGTAATAAAAGGTTCATCTGGTTTAAGTGGTAGTTTAACTCCAGAAACTTCTTCTAAAAAATATTCGGGGGAGCCGTTTAGAAAATTATCTACAACTTTTTCAGGGGCAACTTTAAACACCTTTTTAAAAAGTTTTTGATCTTTATTTTCAATAGCTATATCAGCTATCCTAGCAAAATTTGTTTGAAGTTGCTTGAGGTAATTATCAGCAAGCGTGTTAGAATCTGCTAAAGTAGTACTTTTTTTAATCTCATCTAAGTAACTAACACCACTATTGATAACTGGAATACTACCAATATTAACATCTTGAGGTACGTAAGAAAAACCATATGGCGCTTGACCTGCAGCTAATTTTTCAGCAGCTAACATTTGGCTAGAGTACTGCGAAAAAACTTTATCTCCACTAGCTATGTCTTTTGCACGTAATAGTTTACTTAATTCTTCAGCACTTCCAACAGTGTTATATAAAGACTTAAGTTTTTCAAAAGAGATGGCATCACTATTCTTAGAAACACTTGTGCTGCTTTGCGCCATTTTTCTTAGCTCAAACTCTTTCATTAGTTCAGCTAAGTTTTTTCCACCCTGAGAAATAAAATCTGTTTTAATATCTACAGCAGAATCAAAGTATTTATCTAGTTCTTTTTCGTAGTCAGCTTCGAGGTTTTTAATTGTTGGACTATTTCTAGCAGCACTTTTTAATTCAACTACATCTAAATTAAATGTTCCCGTGCCAGTTTCAAAACCTTCTATTCTTTGAACTGCATGTTGAATCTCATGCAAAAGAGTTGAACGAGTTGCATCTGCATCTTTCGCAACTTCAGGGCTAAGAGCTACTAAACCTTTCCTTGGGTCATAGTAACCTAAAGTATCTGCATCCATAGTTTCGTCAACAACCACTGGCATATCAGCTAGTTCAGGATACTTTTCAAGCAACTCTCTGTGAGAAAATACATCACTAAGAGTTGAGTACATTTTTTCTTGGCTGTCAGGATATGATGGATCGTAGGGACTCATAAACCCATCATCTTCATAGTCGTGGCCAGAGAACATGTCATCTAGTTCATCTCTAGTATGAACAGTTGCAAAATCTGGGGTAGCCTTAGATGCGCTATCATCAATCTCAAAACGCATTAGGTTATCACGACCACGAAACCACTGGCCTAAACCAATCTCTTGCAGTGTTTTTTGGTAAGGAGCTGGATTACGTTCTATCTCATCCATCATACGAACCATACTACCTGATGGATCGTTTTCAAAGTCTATGTCTAAATCCATCTGAGTTTGAAAGTCAGCCTCATTTTCAAAGGAACTTTCAATACCACCGTAGTCACGCATATTGGGCGGATTAGATGCCTTAGCCCCACCAAAAATATCTAGTTCAGGATTTGGCTTAGGGCCACCTAACAATGCATCTGTCTGATCTGCAACTTTATCTAATCCAGCTTTTCTAGCACCAGCTTTAATAGCTTCTACTGCTGCATCACCTAACCCTGGAATAAGACCGATAGCTTCTACGCCAGCCATCATACCCACTTTATAGTAGTCTGGGTTTTCTTTTTGTAGTTCAGTCTTAATGTCGTTGAGGCCAAAGATTGTACCAGCTGGTGTAAACTCTACACCAATCTCTGCACCTTTAACACTCAGTGGTTTTTCTGTACGATCTCCGTACACGTTGCGAAACGCTGCAGGTATCTCATCTTCACTAAGTGCTCTACGCCAGTCAGCCATTTACTTTATCCCGCAGTAGTTTCAGAGAACGAAGAGCACGAACTTCACCTTGAAGTCTGTAAATCTCTTCCATCTCATTACGTTGTTCTAGTTGTCTGTGAGTAAATGTTATCCGAGACTCTAACTCTTCTAACAGTGCATCCCAAGAATCTTTATTGTTTACGATAAGCTTTAGGCTCATGCAGCACCCGTATTAGCTGAGAAGCCCTGTTCTCCTGGCTGAGGGGCTGTACCGATTCCGATGTTGCCACCCCCACCTCCAGCGGTATCCTGCACTCCTGGGGCTGCTCCTTGGCCCTGTGGAGCTACTGGCTGTCCATCAGGTCCAACTTGTGGTGCTGGTGGTTGTGGGTTAGCTTCTTGGAACTTCTTTAGAATCTCTGCTTGTACTGCAGCATCAGACATAGAGTTTACTAGTTTGTCTGGATCAAGGTCCATAGACTTAGCAATCTCACGAATGATGTAGTCCATCTTAGCAAACGCGTACTTCGTTAGCCATCAAGCTTTCTGTACCACGAGCTTTTACATCCAGATCACCTTTGATTTCTGGATCGTAGTCAAACTGCATGTTAAAATGAAAGAATGCTTTAGCGATCGGGCCTAGTAAGTAGTCGTCTACGTTTTTAATTACATTACGGATAGAGCCGTTGGCAGCAGACATGAGCATAGAAATACCAGAGGCAGTACGACCAACTCCCTGTACGCCTGTCTGACCATGTGCGAAGGAAGGGAAGCCAGTTGATTCATCTGCTAGTACCCGTGCTTTGTCGAACATCTGCATGTTCTCGTTTGATACGTTAGGAAACTTAGTGCCGAAGATAGCCTGACCAGGAGCACCACCTTGGCGGCGGAATACTTTACCAGGATATACTGACAAGTCCTGTCCAGGAACTAGGTTAGTTTCATCAACTTCGATCAACATGTTTCCTGACAGTGCAGCGTTGTCTACTGCCATACGCATGAAACCATTCATCAATGTTTGAGTGTCGTCCATGTTTTCTGCTAGACCAACACCGAACATATTGTATGGGTTTACTTCATAAGGAACTGCATAGTAAGGAATGATAGATGGTGTAAATGGGTTCATTACAAGGCGTAGCACTTGACCGTTACACACCCAGATGTTTACAGATACTTGATCCATATCTTTTAAATCATCTGGAATGTCTACGTCATGTCCTTCTAGGACTTCAGTATCTACGTTACCCCAGAACTCAAGTACTTCAAATCTTTCAGAACGTGTGTCCTGAGAGTCATCTTCCATTACTTGTTCCCACCACTCTTTAGTGTAGGACTCACCCATAGTAACAGCTAGATCAATAGCATTAGCACGGAAGAATGGGCGGTTCTTAAGAGCACGCAGTTGTGAACGTGACATCTTGTGACGTTCTACGACATACTCTGCCTCATCCATGTTTGCTGCATCTGGATCAGGGTAGAAGTTCCAAAGAGATACTGACGAAGTTTGTGGTACAGTTTTGTATGTAGGTGCATACTCACCGTCTTCATTCCAGTTTGGATACTCTTTGTCTACAGCAAATGGGCCTTTCATAACCCCTGTACCGAACAATGCACATTCAAATGCGGCAACACGTAGCTGCTTGTTTGCACCTGACTCTTCTAGCTGATCATGGATTTTCTTTTCCATTTTCTTAGCTGAAATCATTGCAGGGTGAATAGTAATCTCTGTAGGAGTTTTACCTTCACCTTCTTGCAGCTTATCCATTACTGGAGAAAGCTTACTTTCCATACCTGCAAGACGTTCACGCAAGTCCACGATAGTTTCACCTGGACGCAGCTTAGTCTCTTCTGGACCAAACTGAGCCTTAGCTTCGATCATGTTATCGTTAGACTCGAAGTACACTGACTCCGCTACACCCTCTGGTAGAGTTGTAGGGTCAATAGTAATTGGGAACTTGTTATTGCCAAACAGTACATCTACGATTTGGCCGTATGCTGCTAGTACTTTAGTCTTTGTAACTTTAACAAACACACGGGACTTTTCTGTAGAAGTAAATGCTACATCTGGTCCGTACAACCCACGGTAGTTACGGTAAGCTTTTACCCAACGTTGCTCTTCTGTCTCACGTGCGGTAGATGCTTTACTGTAACGTTCCTGAACTAGTCCGACTACAGTACCAGCATGGGGGTCTGAATATGTCTCTTCGTCCATATCTTCAATAGCTTGAGACTCAACAGAGTCCATTGCCATTTCGTTTTCAAAGATGTCATCTTCTTCCATATTCGTTCCTTAATATCCGAAAGTAGGATCGCTTACTTGAAATCCTGAGCCTTGCGCTGGGTTGTAGTCAAATAAGTTACTTCTTGGTCTAGTCATAATGCCGTAACGTAAGGCATCGTACAAGTGATCTTCTGCGTTTGTATCTACATCTTCTGGGTTGTTCTTATCCAGTGGGATAGATGGTAACTGTGAGATCAAGTTTGTGCAGCTACTAAAGATTACCATTCGAGGGTTTTCGGTAAACTCGTCAACTTGCAACCTTCTGTGCATTTCGTTTTTACCTGCGACACGAGAACCTTTTGATCTATCTGCAGGACGCCAACGGCAACCTTTAACAATCATTTGTTCAGCAAGACTAGGGCCAGTATCACCACGTTTGTGCCACAAAGAGGAGTCGAGTACTCCGTAACGTATCTTCTCGTCTGCTTCTTCTTCTAAGATTATATCAGCTAAGTCTGTTGCAAGAACTTTGCTGACGTACATCTCACGGTACACAATCAGTTGCTCGTCAGGTGCTACTGCAATCCATACGACACCAGTGTAAGAACCGTAACCGTAGTCACATGCACGGAACCTTGGCCAACTGTGTGGAATCTCAAAAGGTTCTACCACATGAAGCTTACGGCTAAACTCAGGGAAGGCTGCACCTTCGTTAATATCCCAGTCGCCTTCGAGAAGCTGTCTACGCTGATGCTCTGGGAGAGACAAAAGGTTAGCTTCGTACATCCCATCATCAGATAGGAAGGGGTTGTCAAACAGAGTTGCAGGAATAAACTTCCTTTTGAAAAGAGGTTCACCCTCTCTGCTGTGACCCTTTGGCCATGTAATTGTTTCACCGCTATCTGGGTCTGTAGCCCAAAAAGGTTTGTTCGGTATCTGCGGGTCAATAAAAGTTTTCTTAACCCAAGCATGTCCTGGACCACCAGGGTTAGTAGTTGCCCTCATGTACAAGGGTAGCCCACTAGCTTTGGTTGAACGAAGACGTGACCTCATATAGTTCCAAGGATAGGGTGTAGGCCATTGCGTTAATTCGTCAAAACCAATCCAGTTAAATGCCTGACCTTGATATCTCATAACGTCATCGTCACGGTCAAGGTACGACATCCAGAGTGTAGCTCCACTAGGGGCTACCCAAGTTTTATCTCGTTCCATAAACTTAATCCCAGGAATGGCTCTGGGATATAGCTGCTTGGATACTGAGATAAGTTCTCTTAGCTCTTCGGTTGATCTACGAACAAGAAGCATTCTTGCTTGTGGATTACCTAAGTATCTAACTGGATCGGCAACCATTGCATATGATTTACCGCCCCCCGCTGCACCACCATAAAGAACTTCTTGTTCTGTTGCAGCAAGGAAATCTGTTTGTGGACCAGCATTAGGCTCAAAGATAATCTCACGTTGAGCCTGTTCTACATCAATCGGAGCTGGCTTCGGAGTCGCTGGAGTCGTCGTCTCTAATGCCTTGCTTTCTACCGAGCCTTTGGTCTTCGAGCTTTTTCGCCTTTTCGGCTGCTTCCTTGTATTTTTCGGCCCAGAAATGGTAGACTGAAGCTGCGTTCTTACGTTTTTGCTCAAGCTTTACCCTCTTGTATAAACCTACATGTGAGATTGATCTACCAGAGGCTTGAGTCAACCAAGCTGCTACTTCTCTATAACTATACTTCTTGAGATGCTCTTTTGCTTCTTCAAACAGTTCTAGTTCTTCTGGTATTGGTAGCAGTATATCATCATCATTAGGGTCTTGTCTATACCCAAATGGGACAATTCTACCAATTCTTACTACGGGAACAAACTCGTAGGTTTTCTTTTTCTTTATAGGTTTAGGTAACTTCCAAGTTTTAGTCTTCATCTGTCTTTGGAGGCAGGATGAACAAAGGGTTCTCAGCTTTCACTTCGACTTTTTCTGTTTTTACAAAGCCAGCTCTATCAAGGAAATCCTTTGCTGCTGCCATCTTCTCTTTATTGCCCAAGTCGGTGGGGGATCGCATTACTTGCATCATAGACCAAACAGCTTGTGGTCCGTTAGTTGCAATGAAGTCACGGGTACGTTCGGCAATCTGCTCTTTGAGAGGTGCCATAACTCTACTTGTAGATTCACCTTGGGCATACCCTGCGATCTTAAGTGCTTTCACAGGGTTGCCTTCGGCTTCTCCAAACAGAGCTTCAAGAAATGCTTCTTGTTTTTCAGTTAGCTGTTTCGTCATAAATTCGTTGCCTTATCTCTGAACGACTAATACCCAAGTCTCTCAGTTCACGGTCAGACATATGAGTTAGGATGTAATAGTCTGCACGTTTTTGTTGCATGTCTTGAATTGCTTTAAATAGTTTTTTAAACATTTTGATCTCCGTTAGTGGCACTATTGCCTACGGAGAGTAGTTTTACACATATAGTTATAACATACTATTGCTAATATTGCAACCCCCTTGAATCTTATCTCCAGCAGATAATACTAAGTCAATAGTATCAAATTCGTGATAACTACCGCCAGCTAGACTTTTGTCGTGTAAAAAGTGTGAGGTGTAGTTATCTGCAGCTACATACCACTGGATAGTAACATCATTATTGCTACCACCACCATTGGCGACAAGAATGTAACTCACCTCTGCCACACAGTTTGGAGGACATACGTAGACATCCTCCACTGTTGTACCAGTGTTATGGCCCCAGACAGAACGTCTACGTGCTGGTTTGCCTTGGTTGTTTAACATTATCTATTACCTGCAGAAGTCCGAGCCTTCAGACCTTTTTTCTCCATATCTTTACGATAAGCTACAATACCACCTTTGTTTGTCTTACGCCATGTGTCGTAGTAAGGACCAAACTTATTAGATTCTTTCTTAGGTTTTGGCTTTGGCTTATTGTTTACACCAGCACCTGCGGCAAGAGCTTTGACAGAGGTAGTGTCTCCACCTTTTTGTTCTCTAGCAACTTTATTTCTTTCGTTAGCTGCTTTTACTTCTGCTTTTTCTGCAGCAGTCATTTGATCTACGTTAGGTTTCTTAGAGTCAGGACGTAGCTTTGGTTTTGGTGAGCTAGGCTTCTTTAGGTCTTCAGCATAAACAGCAAGCATTACTTTACCGTTCTTATCTGTGTAGTACAAAGAGCCAGCTTTCTTAGCTGCTGCAATGCTTTTATACTTACCAGCATTCTTTTTAGCTTTAGCTGCAGTGGTACTCTTGTTCTTCAACCACTGGTTTGCATATTCACGAAGGGACATCTTAGCCATTACTTTTTACCTTTCTGAGTAGGTTTCATTGATGCGCCACAGTTTACGTAGCCACCTTTGTTATAACCAGTTTTCTTTTTAGCCATACCGCCGCCATACATTCCAGCTTTCTTCAGGCACTTACCTGCTGCTGTACACTTGGCTGGTGTTGGACACCCTGCACATGGTTTAAATTTCATAGCCATTCCACCTTCTGCTGCTCTAAATTTTCTTACCTTATCGGCAATCTTTTTTGGTTGTTTTACAAACTGCTTACCTTCAGCAGTTCCCTCACGCTTTGCTTTCGTAGTGGCAGCATATTCTGCCGACGACAAAGATTTAATAGCTTTTTCTGGTAAATATCTTTCACCAGTATCAGCAGACTTCTTGCCAGACTTGGTGCGCCACTTTTGCTTTGTCCACTTTTTAAGAGACTTCTGAGGAGCCTTCATTTCTTATAACCCCCACCTTTAGCTTTATACTGCTTTGCCAACATTTGAGCTTTACGTGCAGACCACTGCCCAGGTTTACCACCTTTACTACCCGCTTTGATTTTTTCAAAAAGGTTTTTACGCATAGTAGGCTTAGTGTAATTACCTGCAGCGTTTACTGTGGATTTCTTTTTAGGTTTAGCAGCCATTATACACTGTCTCCTTTAATCTTGTGGCAGTGTGGTATAGCCATTACACCTTGAGCAAGTAGAGTGTTAGCAAACTCTTCTGCTTCTTTCAGGCAAGCTTGTTCACTATAGAAAGGTTCTGACTTAGCTATGACTTGGCAAGATAGAGCCGAAGCATCGTAGCAAAGTAGCATAATACCTACCCACATTACCACTTCACCTTGTCTGCCCAGTAAGCTGCAGACATCTTACCTTTAGCAATATTCTTTGAATGACGGGCTTTGAAAGATGCTCTTTTCTTTTTCATCTTATCAGATTCACCAGCTTTAGGTTTACCTGCAGTCCTTGTCGCCTTCTTTAGCTACGACAATATGAGACTTCTTGGGGTGGTCAGGTGTACGTTTAGGTTTGTTGTAACCTGAGACACCTGCACGTGCTAGTCTACTATCTTTTTTCTTCTCTGCCATAGCTATCCAATCTGTAGGGGGAACGAGGACGGTTCTCTGTTTACCCCCACTACTTTATTATAAGTTGTATTCTAAAATACTTATACCGCCAAATTATACCATCAACTCGAAGTGTGGTCCATCAATGAAAGGTCTACGACCTTGGCTACGACGAAGATCAATGTACTCGTTCATAGCATCTTCCATAGTACCTACATATGCAGTAATATTACCTACTGACCAAGCTGCACCCCACTTAATCTTACAGCCAACCTCATTAGCTGCCTCCGCCATTGCGTCTGCAATGTCATCATAAACATTAAGTTCCCACACCACATTCGGTCCATCATATGCTACAAGGTCTACAGCATGGCTATAACCAGTATCTTGGATCAAATGCTTAGACTTCATAGTTTGTGATCTACCAGAGGCATACAACTTCTTCTGTTCTTCTAGTGTACGTACACCATATGTAACACCAAAGTCTACTTTAGTAAGTTCGATAGCACGTTTAACTGTTGCTACCATATCTGGGTGTACACCCTCTAGTTTACCTAGTGATCTATTGCTTAGTTTAAAAGCCATTATTTCTTTCCAAAGAATTTAGTTGCTGAACGGATACCGAAGCTGGCTGCTACGATTACCCCAAGTGTATACTGGTACCAATCAGGCATAGTCTCCAGTGCTAGGAAACCTTGAGCTACAATATCTCTACCCCAATCTCCAGCAAATGCTAGAATTAGTGGAATAGAAAAGAGGATAGTAAGCCATTCGTCTTTCCAAGAGTTCTGACTACCTTGAGCCATTACCCTTTCCCATTCAGCTTCTGATGTCGCAGCAGATAGCATGATCTGTGCTTCAGCATTAGCCTTAGCTACTTTAACTCTATTCTCTGCAGCTTTAGCTTCTACTTTACCACTGAGCCAAGTACCTGCTAATTCACTGATTGGTCCTATAAGTGCCTGTATCATTTCTTACCCATAGCATTGAAACCAAAGTATGCACCAACTAGTGCTGAAACTGAGACAACATAAATGTTAGCAATATCAGCGATGAGTCCTGCTGCTGTATCTAGTCCAGTTACTGATGCTACTAGAATAGCTGCTGGGTACAATACCATGCCAGATAGTGCAAACCAGGTCATATTCCTTTGAGCATCACGTTTGGCATCTTCGTCTTCCATTCTACGGCGACGATCTTCTAGCATAATCTCACGTTCTTCTGGATCAATTACACCATTACCGTTAAAATCATAGTCGTTCATTCTTCCCAGTCTCTCTTTCGATCTGGATCAAGTACATCATACCTGCTTAAATGACCCTCAAGGTACATAGCTCTCTCTACTCTATCAAGAGTATACCTTGTGCCAGTCTTTTGGTGGATTGCTTCACGTATGTAGAAGACATCTGAACGTGGTATATGTACTCTACGTAGTTTTGCTTCGTTACCATCCACCAGAGCCTCGTAGAAGTCCTCTAAGATAGTTTCTGATGCGTACAGTTTTGGTTTGGACATGGGTAGTTATACTTTAAGTTTTACAAAAGGCAAGTCTTTTCAGACCTACGACAGAGAAAAGGGGAGTATTTAAGTATTACTTAAAGTATTTACATCTAGTTTGTACTTGATGTCTCTTATTTCTACTAGATTCTAGTAAAAAATAGTATTCAAGTTTAAGCTTTAAGTATTACTTAAAGTAGTTATACCCTAATTATACCAAATATTGCCCCCGAAGTCAACCCCTTGTAACAAAAAGTGATCAATTGTAACACAAAGTGATATCACAATATGTTACAGTTTGTAACAAAACGTGATCAGAATGTGATCTTGTTGATTAAACTAAACGGTTGTTCATTAAAATCACTTAAACAGGGGGGTAATACTGCCTGTTAACTCATGTGGTTAACGGACTTTAAAAATACCCCCCGCTGTCATTGGGTATATATACGTACAGTACCCAGGGGGGTGGCCCATACACCCTACCGTATAGCTCTCATATCCCGAGGTCTAGCAAATATATACCAAAAGAATTAGCTAAGTATCTGAAAGTATTACTTATTCTATACAACTGGTAATTCCTAACCCCCCAAAAGGATATTTTTTACTGCCTATTTTTTAGGCACTATTACGAAAGTGATTAAATTATGTACCAACTAGACTACCCCTTAATCCAAAAGTATAGCCAAACTACCCCCAAAGTATAGCACCACTATCCCTCTGTATAGCTGACCCTTTACTATAGTCTAGGCACTACTCATTATATAATAATAGAACACCCCGACCCTAGCCAAAAGTATAGCCAAACTATCCCTTCGGATTAACCCTATCCTTCTGTACTATTACTTTCGTCTAACCCTATCCATTAGTATAGCTCCACTATCTTTCGTTTAGTCTCGACCAAGAAAAGGTAAGTATAGTTGACCTATCCAAAAGTATTAGACAAAAGTTAGTATCACACAACCTATACTTGCGAATCACCCCGACAGAATACAACCAGAATACATTGTAATTCCCTTTTAAGTTGCCGAATCACCCTAGCTTTACAACCTATTTAAAGTTGATTAAACCTATTAGGCCACAACCTAAAAGAGAAAACAGACGAAAACCTATCCGAATTTTCTTTGAAAACTATCCCTTTGGATATAAAATTATCCGTTCTCGTCCGTGACTTTCACCAGATCGACAAGCTATCTATTGGTTGTCGCCGCCGATTGGGGCTTGGTTCACCAACGGTCCGACACAACGCCACTAGCTAAGGGGCAACGTACCGAGGCAACGTTATTTGAAAATTGAATATCTCGACTAGGTAAACCTAGGGGCTGACAATCCCGATAATGGAAATTCGCATGTAAACTTTGCGCCTAGTTGATATACAAGTTGAACGGGGTTTATCAGGTATGGTTTCCCCCTAGCATGACGACACTAAAAAGTGGTGCGGTGCAAATTAAGACATACAATCCGATACAAACTTAAACCCAATGGGCCTAACCACTACGCTGCGGAATATATCCGATAGTCTAGTAAAGCTATCCTTTCGGATAGGGTGATATACATTGGTACAGGATGCCTGCGAACGGTGCTATCCAAACGGATAGGTAGTAACACTTAGGGCTACACGTTGCCAGCGTGTTAGATACATTCGGATAGTGAGTGTATCTAATTGTCTGGCAATAGCAAAGCGAAAGGATAAATGCTATGACTGATATGGTACAAAAATGGGTAAGCAATGCCAAGGGTGCGGAATATGGTTTTTTCAAGGCGGTGGAATATGCCTTGGATCAATTCGGGCAGAAAAACAATAAGCCCATGTATGCCCTAATTGCGTTCACCAACGGTAAATCATTCGGCAATTACAAGATTGAAGATGGCTACAAGTTGTCACAATTCAGTGCGCCCCTTAAACGTATCTTGGCTGTCGCATTGTCTGATGTGAAGTTTACTTTCAAGGATGGCAAGGCATCGTGCAAAGTTGGTAAAAATGGTGGCCTCAACCATGACGTGTTAGAGGGTGTAAAGGTGCTTGCAGCATCCAAGGTAGGTGTGAAGTCGCAAGCGTTCAAGGATGCATTCCCCACACTTGCAAAACCGAAAGCTGAAAAGACTGATGTCCAACGCCGTGAACAGTTGCACAACTACATGGCGAAGTTTGCTAAGGACAACGGCCTTTCAATCGAACAAGTTAAAGCAATGGCGAGTGCTCTGTAATGACTAGGCGTAAACGTGAGCAACGTATAAATGCTTTTAACTTTTGGATGGGGTACCTTTCAACAGGTGCCCTCTTGTTTATCTGTGGGTATCTGTATGGGAGTTACGCATGTCTGTAGCATTGTGTGGGTGGTACGAAGTTGAGAACGGCTTTGAACCTGTGGATCAGGAGGGTGAGAACCTGAATGAAATAGTGTGTCGTCTGGTCGAAGATGACCCTGAAAATTTTGGTCACACTGACATGGAATTGGAGCTTACACTTCCCGATGGTGAAACCAAAGATGTGACTAGCTTAGTGCATCGCATGGTTACATGTTATGATGACTAAATCTGTGAAACTATATATCGACGATGTGTTGATCTGTACGCTTCCAATGGCCAGTTTGGAAGGTACCTTAACCGCCCTACGTGAGAAGGGTATACGTAACATCCGTGTAGAGGAGTAAAAACATGGGACGTAAAGCAAAATATTCACCTGAGTTCAAGGCACAAGTAGTGGAATACTACAAGACACACAGTGCAGCAGAGACTGCGCAGAAGTTCAACGTGTCCTACCACAATGTGACCTACTTTGTTAAAAGTTTGGGCTTCCACAAGGGTTCTGGTAAGCGCCCACTTAGTTTCAAACATGAGGTGTGTCAGTATTACGACAACCACACATGCAATGAGACTGTGGAAAAGTTTGGTATATCGTTACCATCCCTGTTCTTGTGGCGCAGAGAGTTAGGCTATCGCAACAAATCACGTGGGTACAATCTGTACACTGAGGGTCTGCAACCTGCCATGAAGAAACGTGAACGCCACAACTTCATGATGACCCGTGATGAGAATGGTCAACTCAAAGCAGAGTTGGTGGAAGTGCGTGAGCAGTATGCCAAACTTGAACAACAGTTCAACACACTGAAGTCTAGCTTGAAATCTGTTGTTGAGGCACTGCAATAATGAATGAAGAAGAACCAATGGAACCCCTGCATGTAATTGCGGGGGTGTAGTAACATGGAGACTGTAATATGGCTACTTATACTATTCGTCCTGTAAACATGGACTTGGTACAGGCACATGAGCCTGACATTGCTGAGGCTGTTGTACCTTATGGCGAACACAAGTTCGATGAGATTGAGTGGAGTTACACACTCAGTGAAGATAAATTCCCCATGTCAGGTATTGTACACCTATCCACTGGTGGTCAGTACCGTGTGTTTGCACCTACACGCAAAGGTTTTGTTGTGCAGAAGGCATACAAGACGGACATGTCTGAGACTGACCTAGTGCTACGTGAGTGGGGTGACTACAACGACTACAACATGTGGGGTTGTGACGACAAACGTCTACAAGACTGGTTAGGGGTCTACGTCAACAACATGCTAGACTTTGATAAGAACAAGTGCAAGCCTACGTATCGACTACGTGCATTCGGTCCACGCCGTTCTGAGAAGTTCTTTGGTAAGATCACACTGTGGCAGACACAGAAGAACCGTGACGAAGATCGTCTCACTGCGATGAAACCTGCACGTGCGATCGCCCTCATGTTCCCTGAGCTTGACCACAAGTCTATCATCCTGATGACTGATGCATTCCTACAGGAGTTTGCCCCACGTGAGCTTACCTTACACACCTCCAAAGATGCAGACGAGTTTGCTTTCGCCTACTCAGGTGGGCAGTCTGCAACCGAGAACATTAAGACTACATCAGGTCGTAAGTCAATGGCCTGTAGTTGTATGCGCTACGAGTTCGACAACCTTAGTGCTCACCCTGCTACAGCATACGCAAGTGGTGACTTTACAGTCATCTACACGACTGACCAAAATAACTACGTGGCTAGTCGGTGTGTCGTCTACTACGAACCTGACGCAGCACCCCAAGCAGGTCCAGTGTACGGTGTATCTGAGCAAGCTATAGACATGATCGAGGAGTACCTACACAAACTCAAGGCTACCCTGTACGAGAATGGTGCCTGTTGGGTTGGTGCTAAGTTACTACGTATCGAAGAAGAAGGTGGGTTCCTTGCACCATACATTGACTTGACACCGCAGTCACTAACTGATACTGGTGATTACTTGGAGATTACACACCGTGGTGAGATTGATGCCAGTCAGTACAACGGTATCCTTGGTGGTCACTACACCTGTTGTCATGAGTGTGGTGAGGGTTTGTCTGAGGATGATTACTTCTACTCAGAGTACACAGAGAATCACTACTGTGAGTCATGCTACTACAATGAGCACCTGTACTGTGACTATTGGCAAGAGACTGTCCACCAAGATGAGACAATCGTCTGTTGGCGTGTAGGTTACGGTGGTCAACACGAGTCAGTCCGAGTGTACGAACGTATCGTACATGACGGTGGTGTGTTTGTCGAGTGTAAGGACGGTGAGTACTGGCACGAAGATGATGCTGTATTCTGTGAGTGTCAACAAGAGTTCATATCCCCCGATGATATTGGTGACTACTTCACATCCGATTGGGATGGTGAGTTGTACCACAACGATCAGAGATGTGAGCTTGAGGACGGTGACACTGTGTCCAGAGAAGAATTAGATAATGACCACAACATCTGGCAAAAGAATGAAGATGATGTGTGGGAACAAGTGCAAGAGGAGTTAGAATTAGATGCATAGTTTAGTAGAGATGCTGCGGTACAAGCGGCCAGAGGGTACAGTTACCCAACGAGAATTTTGTAAACGGTTCCTTGAACCTGTGTTTGGTAGGCCAGATAAGCATGGCAACTACATCATGCAGGTTGGACATGAACCACACCTGTGCTTTACTGCACACCATGACACGGTACACAAGACCGAGGGTATGCAGAAGGTTGTCGTCACTAATGACATCGTGTCTGTAGCTGACAGCAAGACATCCAACTGCCTTGGTGCTGACTGTACCACTGGTATCTACATCATGCTCAACATGATCGAAGCAGGTGTCAAAGGTACATACGTTGTTCATGCAGCAGAAGAGGTAGGCTGTAAGGGTAGTGCTGCATTGGTAGATGATATGCCTGACTGGTTGATGTATACCAAGGCTGTCATATCCTTTGACCGTTATGGTGACAAGTCTGTGATCACACACCAGATGAGTATGCGTACTGCATCCGATGCATTCGCCAAGTCTTTTGCAGATGCACTCAACATGCCACAACTCAAAGCTGATGATGGTGGTTCGTACACTGACAGCAATGAGTATTCCTTGTTGATCTCAGAGTGTACTAACATCAGTGTTGGCTACTACGGACAACATGGTGTCAATGAGACACAAGACCTAGAGTATCTTGACATGCTGATTGACCACCTTGTGTCTGCTGACTGGTCCAAGCTAGTGTTCAAGCGTGACCCTGCTGTTATGGAATCTTTATACTACGACAAAAAATCGTATGCTATTGATAACACTAGAGAAACTTCTGACCTGGATGGTGTCATGGACTTAGTGATTGACTACCCTCAAGCTATTGCAGAGTTACTCTGTGCGTATGGCTTCACACCGTACAGCTTGATGGAAGAATGTCAGATAGACGACATGGCTCAGTTCAGTAACTACATGGACAACTATGCTAGTCGTAGATACTACTGACAATATGTCGCACTTGACAGAAGTTCAAGCTTGACGTATATAATACTTAAAGTATAACTTAGAGGTTCAACTAGACTAATAATTCTAGTAGAGATAAACACTTTAAGTAATACTTAATGTACCACCCCTAGCTCAACTGGATAGAGCAACTGACTTCTAATCAGTAGGTTACGACGATTGTACACACTGGATAGGAAAGATATGAGATTCAAAGGAGCCGTATTTAACTACTTACACTCTAAGCAATTCAATTCGTTGGCACGATCCTCCCAAGTCAACTATGAATACAATCTCAATTCTTTCTGTCGTATGTCTGTTATGGGCAGAACACTAGGCGATGTGCAACTCCACAAGATCGGAGTGCCTATGTGTGTCGAGATATACGATACATGGGAAGCAGAGACATCCACCAACAATGCAAACCATAATGCAAGGGTGTTCTCTGTTCTCATGAACCACATGTGTATGCTTGAGTACATCACACACAACCCAATGGCACGTGTAAAGAAACGTAAGACTGCACCACGGTCTGTGACTTGGACACACGAACAAGTTATGAAGTTCCTTGACACTGCCTTCACCAAGTTTGAATGGCGTAGTATCGGACTGATTGTACTCATGTGCTATGAGTGGGGCCAACGTCCAGTAGATATACGCAACCTCAAGTGGGACAGTGTTGAGTTAGACGAAGGCAAAGTCACCATCACCCAAACCAAACGGGGTTCTGTCGTAGAGTTGCCGATACCAGACAACCTGCATGACATGTTGACTGAGCAGAAGGAAGACTTAGACTTCCAACCATATGTAGTTCCCCACCACAGACCACATGACAATGCCTACAGACCTCTAACAATAGGTCAAATGACTTCACTACTACGTGAGGTAAAGGCAGAGGCAGGTCTACCTGATGAACTACAGGTGGGTGACTTACGCAAGACTGCCATTGTCCAGATGATTGAAAGTGGTATTGACCATCTTGCAATTCAAAACGTATCAGGGCATAAGAGTGTAGCAAGTCTTAATCCATACAACAAATTCAGTTTTAAGACTGCAAAGAACGCATTAGCGAGGAGACAAAAAGAATGATTGAAGTAACTTACATTGACCACATGGGCAGTGACTTATCCGTGGTGAATGCAGCACGTGTTAGCTTTGGTAAGAAGCATGAAGAGTTCCAACACAAAGATGTGAAGCTGATCGTGTACTTAGCCAAGCACAAGCACAAGTCACCATTCAACCATGCCTTTGCTACCTTCCATGTCAAGGCACCGATCTTTGTGGCACGTCAGCTAGTTAAGCATGAATACATGCCTTGGAATGAGATCAGCCGCAGGTATGTAGATGAAGAACCAGAGTTCTATGTACCACCTGTATGGCGTGGACGTAGTGCTGATAAGAAGCAGGGGTCTGATGGTGTTGTTCAGACGTTTGTATCCGACTGGGATACCTACAACCACTCACTTAAAATCTACACGGACTTACTGAAAGATGGCGTAGCCCCTGAGCAAGCCCGTATGGTACTGCCACAGAGCATGATGACTGAGTGGTACTGGTCTGGTTCACTCTTTGCCTTTGCCAAGATGTGCAGTCTACGTTGTAAGGATGATACACAGGCAGAGACTCGTGTGGTAGCTGATGCTATTGACGAAGAGATGGAACGCCTATACCCTGTATCATGGGAAGCACTACGGGAGTATGCAGAATGAAAAAATATGCAGTAATGATTGATGTAGACGGGGACTGGATGTATGTCCCCGAAAACACATTTGGTTTTACAGCTGACTCAAAGGTACGTGTCTTTACAGACAAGGCTAAGGCAGAAGAAGAGGCTGCGCAGTGGAACACTGGTGTTGTGGTAGACTATGACACCAAGCAGATTCAACCGTTCACACAAGAGGAACGTGAACGTGCAGCAGAAAGGGCAAAGGCTAACAATGTTCACCGTTGAGTTTGAACCCGATGCATCTATCATCACTACCATTGATGAGAGTGGTGAGTGTGACGATGTGGAAGTAATCCTGGGCGATGATGCCTTGGTTTACATGAGACAGTTCGACTATGATGCCAACGCATACGAGATGTTGATACTGAGTTACCAACAGTTCCTTGACATATTTGCTGCACTGAACAGTACACAAGGTTCCTACAAACTAGAACTAAGGAGAAGAGAATGATGGATTTTTTATCGGGTGCAGCTTGCATGTACCTACTCGGTGCAATCTTTGTCTTGGGTATTACCGAAGCGATCGACGAAGATAATCCACATGCACCTGTGAGATTAGCCTTGACTTGGCCTATTGTTTCAGTGTTAATGATGCTGGAAATGATAGTGGAGTTGATCAATGGCAAGCAACGATAACCCACACTTAGCCTGTCCGTATGTGGACTGTGGTTCAAGTGATGCATTCAATTGGAATGATGATGGCTTTGGTCACTGTCATTCCTGCGGTAACTCTTACCCAATGAAAGACATGCCAGAGACTTTCGATTGGGCTAAGTCAGAATACAAACTCAAAGAGAGGAGAAAGCCTATGGAAATACCTGTAGATGGTATGACGTTCGAGGGCATCAGAGGTATCGACGCTGATGTCTGTGAATTGTATGGCATACAAATACAAACTGGTGAGGGTAGACCTGTACGTTATGCATACAAGTATCCACACACAGTCAAGTACAGACTGTTTGACGACAAGTCTAAGTCTTGGATGAAGGACAAGGGACTTGGTATGCACTATCTGTTTGGTCCAGAGTTCAATGCTGGCACCAGTCAAAGAATTTATATCACCGAGGGTGAGTTCGATGCTGCATCCCTATACCAGATTTTGGGTAAGACGTTTCCTGTAAAGTCACTACCCAGCGCATCCATCGGTGAGAAGTTTATCAAACACAACCATGCTTATCTATCGTCTTTCAAAGAGATTGTGTATGCAGGTGAGCTTGATGATGCTGGCCGCAGAGCAGCAGACAAACTTTATCAGGCATTCCCAGAGAAGTTCTGGTATGTCCCGATGACAAAGCATAAGGATGCTAATGACTTCCTAACTGCAGGTGATGGTAACGAATTGATGTGGGCTGCTAAGAAGCCACAACGTTATTCACCAGAGAACTTCTTCTGTTCCGATGCAGATGTGGAGAATGCAATCCTAACAGAAAACCCTTACGAGTATGTACCTACTGGTCACTCTGGCCTTGATGATAAGATCAGGGGTATGGTCAAGGGTGGTCTTACCTTTATCAAAGCTCCTCGTGGTACTGGTAAGACCGAAGTTATGATGATAGCACACGTATTGCTTTGCTTCACATGGAAGAGATGAAGTCTACAACGTATCGGGCTATGGCAACCTATCAACTCGGCATCAATGTCCGTACCAAGGATGATGCTAGAGATAATGGGTTTACCGAAGAGGAAGTAGTCAAAGCAGCACAGGAGATTACACAGGGCGAACGTACTATCATCTTTGAGATGCGTAGCCATGATGATCCCCTCAAGCTGCTTGACTATGTACGTCTGGCTGCATCAGTCTATGGTGCAGACTTCGTTTTCATTGACCACGTACAACGTCTGGCGTACCTTTCGCAGTCAGGTGTTGACGGTGCGACAAGTACACTCACCACACTAGGCTCACGTATGGCACAGCTTGCCAAAGAGTTGAACATCGGTGTTGTATTTATCTCACAGGTCAATGATGACGGACGTACAAAGTATGCAGCTTCACTTGAGGAAGAGGCGATCATCTGCGTCAAGATCGAACGTGATGTGGAATCTGAAGATGAAATCTTACAGAACACCACTGAGTTTGTTGTTGACAAAAACAGACCGTTCTCTAAATTAGGTAAGGCAGGGTCAGTCTACTACGATCCAGAGACTACACTGCTTAGTGAAGAAGTACCATACACAAGGAGTGATATAGCAGCATGATTGTATTCGACGTAGAAGCTGACAACCTATTGGATGATGCTACGAAGATACACTGCCTGTCTTATACCTCAGATGGTAAGAACTACAACACACTGTTTGACTATCAAGATATGCGTGATCTTATCTTGGCACAGAATGGTTTGATCGGCCACAACATTGTACGGTATGATGCACCGTTGCTTGAGAAGATACTTGGTATCAAGATTCAAGCACGTCTGTTTGATACTCTACCAATGTCTTGGGTTCTCAACTACAACCGACCAAAGCACGGTCTTGAATCTTTTGGTGAAGACTTTGGTGTACCTAAACCAGTCATTGATGATTGGCAAAACCTCACTCGTGAGGAGTATGCACACCGTTGTACCGAAGATGTGAAGATCAACTGGTTACTTTGGCAGGACTTGCTCAAGCGGTTCATGTTCATCTACAAAGACAAGAAAGCGTTGGACAAGTTCTTTCGTTATCTTGAGTTCAAGATGGACTGTGCAGCTACAGCCGAGCAGGTTGGTTGGAAACTTGATGTCGGTCTAGCTCAACGTTGTGTCGCAGACTTGACACAGCAACAGTCTGACAAGGTTGCAGAGCTTGTATCTGTCATGCCCAAACGTAAGATTACTGCTATCAAACGCAAGCCAAAGGTTTGTTTCAAGAAAGATGGTTCTGTATCTTCAATGGGTGAGAAGTGGTTCGAGTTACTTGACGAGCATAAACTTCCACGTCACTATGACGGTGAGGTTACTGTGATCAAACGTTGGGATGAACCTAATCCTAACTCCTCTGATCAAGTCAAAGACTGGCTGTACTCTCTTGGTTGGGAGCCATGTACATTCAAGTACAACAAGAACAAAGAGACTGGCGAAGAAAAGAAAGTTCCACAAGTCCGTAAGGATGGTGAGCTTACTGAGTCAGTACGGCTACTGATCGACAACAATCCATCAGTTGCAGTTCTTGAGGGTCTAACCATCATCCAACACAGGCTTAGTATCTTCCAAGGTTTTCTTGAGTGTGAACGTCATGGCTATGTCCGTGCAGAGATCGACGGTCTTACCAACACTCTACGCTTCAAGCACAGAAAACCTTTGGTCAATCTACCTGGTGTTGACAAGCCTTGGGGCAAAGAGATACGTGGTTGTCTTACTGCACCTGATGGTTATGTATTGTGTGGTGCTGACATGACCTCGCTTGAGGATACAACCAAGCGTCACTACATGAAGCCGTTTGATCCAGCTTATGTGGCAGAGATGTCGCAGCCTGGGTTTGACCCCCACCTAGACTTGGCTAAACATGCAGGTGCTATCAAGCAGTCTGACATTGACGCCTACAATCGTGGTGAAAAACCAGAACTCAAAGCTCTGCGTAAGAACTACAAAGTGGTAAACTATTCTGCCACTTACGGTGTTGGTTCCCCAAAGCTATCACGTGAGACTGGTATGACTATCCGACAAGCACAGGCTTTGCTTGATGCTTATTGGAAACGTAACTGGTCAGTCAAAGCATTTGTAGATGCACAAAAGATTCGCAAGATCAATGATGAGATGTGGGTACAGAATCCAGTCAGTAAGTTCTGGCATTCTCTACGTTACGAGAAGGATGTATTCTCTACACTCAATCAGTCTACTGGTGCTTACTGCTTTGACAAGTGGGTTGCATACTATCGCAGCCGCAGACCAAACATCATCGGTCAGTTCCACGATGAATCAATTAACTTAGTACGAGAAGGAGAACAGAATGAGCACAGTGATGCATTGAACTGGGCAATCGAAAAACTTAACGAAGACTTAAAATTAAATGTTGACCTTGGTATAGACATACAGTATGGTCACAGATATTCAGACGTGCATTAGGAGGTCTTATGGCTACACGTAAAGTAAAACTTGTTGGTACTGCAGAATGGGCAAAGGTGTTCGAGCAGAACCGTGATATGCTAGGCTACAATGAAGCCTATGTAGATTGTGATGGTGCTTGCACTATCGACTTAATTATGGACCAGGCAAACTACGATGCCTTCATCTCAACTGGTACAGCAAAGCGACCAAAGAAAGAGGGTGAAGGTTATCGTGTTAAACTTATCCGTAAATTTGATACTGGTAATGACTACTCTAGTGGTGCGCCATCTGTTACTCATGCTGATGGTACTCCTTGGGACTTCGATAATGATGGCCTCATTGGTAACGGCTCTACTGTAGAAGTTATCGCCAGTGTATATGACACATCTTACAATGGACGTAAGGGTGTTACAGGTACTCGACTTGATTCAATCAAGGTGATTGAACATGTTGGGTTAGGTGAGGGTAGTGTCCCAATCATCTCCGCAGAAACTGTGTCGGCACCTTCGTCACCGGCTCCAGTAAAACAAGACGAAGTACTATTCTAAACTATGGCCCCCTTCGGGGGGCTTCTTTTCAGGAGTGATTATGAAAACTATTGATACCCTTGTCTCAGACATTGAAGAGGTTATCTATGGCCGAGGTGGTTGGCACAGTGCTATAGGTGAGATGCTTGGAAACAACATCACCTCTGCTGCCAACAAAAGATTTAGCAAGCCACAGGAACCACGTGGGTATCTATCTCTGTCGTCCATTGGTACACCATGTAAACGTAAGTTGTGGTACAGAATCAATCAGCCAACATCAGGTGAACCACTTGATGCTAAAATGCTGCTTAAGTTCTTCTATGGCGATATGATTGAAGAGTTAATTCTAGCTATGGTTGAAGCCTCTGGCCATAAGCTACACGGTATGCAGGATCGGTTGAACGTACACGGTATCCGTGGCCACCGAGATGCAGTCATTGATGGCATGACTATCGACGTTAAGTCTTGTAGCCCCTACGCTTTCAAGAAGTTCAAAGATGGTGAGCTTCGTGATAATGATCCGTTTGGTTACATCAGTCAGCTGTCATCTTATGTTTATGCAGCTAAGGATGATCCAGAGGTTACAGATAAAACACGTGGTGCTTTCCTAGCTATCGACAAAGTTAATGGTGAGATTTGTCTTGATGTATATGACTTCACTGAGGAACTTAAAACGAAAGAGCAAGAGATGCTTGCTGCTAAAGAACTGGTATCAGGCGATATACCTACTGAACGTATACCACCCGTACCTGCCAGCAAGTCTAGTCCTAACACCAAGTTAGACAAGTCTTGCCAGTTCTGTGAGTACAAGAAAACTTGTTGGCCTAACCTCAAGATGTACCAATACTCTTACGGTATTGAATATCTAGTACACGTAGAGAAGCCACCTAAGGTTCCAGAGGTAACTGATGGCTAGGACTGCAAAGAACAAAGGTAGACTTGGGCAGAATGAAATCAGGGATAAACTGTTGGAAGCCTTTCCAGAGTTTGAACCAGACGATATCAAGTCTACTACTATGGGAGACACAGGGGAAGACATACAGTTATCCCCTGCTGTACGAAAGAAACTTCCAATAACTATTGAGGTGAAGCGGCGTAAGGCCGCACTCAAAACTGTCTACGATTTCTTGGATCAAGCGGCCAATCATGGTAAAGGTGAACCAGTTGTGTTCTTTAGGGCTGATCGTAAACCTTGGGTTGTCATGGTAGACATTGAACACTATATAGAGTTATTGAAAGTTTGGGGTGAAAAGAATGGAAGTTAAAATCTGGCGTGTAATACAGGGGCCAATCAGTGTAGAGGAGTCTGGTGAAGATGCACCAGAGGGAGCCAACTGGTTTATGGTCTGTCAAGCAGAGGTTGATGGTGTCTTGGGTGAAGACAACTTCTGGTTTGAAGAGTTTGAAGATGCCTATGAATGGGAATCACACTTTAAAAAGAGTATTGAGCCACTTGTCATTGACATGGACAATGGTCCTGGATATAACTAGAGGTTCGCCGTGAAGTTTGAGATTCATATAACACTCCGAGTTGATCCCGATGCAAACTTTCTGGAGACTTATGGCGACAACACAGACGTTATTTCTGAGTTGGTACAAGACTCCATATACGATATAGACGATGTTAAAATACTAGACTGTGAGGTAAAGAATGATCAATGATACTGATCTTGAAGCCTGGGAATACTATGACTCAGGGCAACTGAATGACTACCAACGTGCTGCTGCACACACTGCTATCTACAAGCAGGAACATGCTATTATCTATCCTGCATTGGGACTAGCAGCAGAGGCAGGTGAGGTAGCCAATAAGGTTAAAAAGATTTTACGTGATGGTAAGTTCGACCGTGAAGCTATTGCAGATGAAGTAGGCGATTGCCTATGGTACATTGCTGCTTTGTGTCGTGACCTTAACGTAGACTTGAAGGACTTAGCTGATGCTAACCTTCGTAAGTTATATGGACGAAAAGAACGTGGTGTATTAACAGGATCAGGAGATAAACGATGAGCAACTATCTACCAACTGACTATCAGTCATTCATTCACAAATCACGGTATGCAAAATACTTTGATGGTTACGGGCGGGAGTCTTGGGATGACACAGTAACACGTTATTCTACTAACGTTATTAAAGACTTAGTAGATGCAGAGACTAAGCGTGACATCGAACAGTCTATCATTGGCCTAGAGATCATGCCTTCTATGCGGGCTATGATGACTGCTGGCCCTGCACTAGAACGTGACAACACAGCAGGATACAACTGTTCATATCTCCCAGTAGATGATCCTAAAAGCTTCGACGAAGCGATGTTCATCCTCTTGTGTGGCACTGGGGTTGGTTTCTCTGTAGAACGGCAGTACATCAGCAAGTTGCCAGAAGTACCACATCTGTTCGAGAGTGATACCACAATCGTCGTGAAGGACAGTAAGGAAGGTTGGGCGAAAGCTTTCCGTCAATTGTTAGCACTCCTTTGGGCTGGTGAAATTCCTAAGTGGGATGTTACCAAAGTTCGCCCTGCAGGTGCAAGACTAAAAACATTTGGTGGACGTGCCTCTGGCCCTGCTCCACTGGTAGAGTTGTTTAACTTCGCTGTGTCTACATTTAAGAATGCACAAGGACGCAAGCTAAGTTCTATCGAATGTCATGACCTTATGTGTTTCATTGGACAAATCGTTGTCG